GCGGAGATGTTCAAGGCCCCGGACAAGGACAGCCTAAAGGCAAAGCTGGCCCCGACCATCACGCTCTGGACCACCTGCCTGCGGGACATCGACTTCTGGGCGGCCCAGCAAGCAGTCATCCGGGTGTGCCAGACCTGCAAATTCCCTCCGACCATCGCGGAGATGCGGGAGGCGGCGGAGGCCGTTCTGCACGAGGTCAGGTCGGAAATCAGCAACGCCTACCTGATGGCCCGCAGCGAGCTGCAACTGGCCCGGCTGACTGGCCGGACGAAAGAGCAGGCGCTGGAGGGGATGCCCACCAGGACCCAGAAGGTCATCGAGGCCATGGGCGGCATCGACGCGTTCATGCCGCCGGACAAGAAATACTTCGAGATGGAGCGCTTCGAGCAAACCTACGAGACGATGCTGCGGAAGAACCCCATCGGCCTGCCGGGCAGCACGGCAGGACAGCGACAGATCACGGAATGAGCAAGGGGGCGGACAAATGGCTGGCTACTCACACAAGACCTGGGCGTGCCCGTTCTTTCACTGGGACGAGCGGCTGTGCGTCCGCTGCGAGGGCGGCTGCATGAGCTTCCCGGACCGGGAGGCTCTGGCCGAGTACGCGGACCGCTACTGCGCCAACCTCCAGGACTGGAAAAGCTGCACGGTGGCCGCCAACCTGCTGAAATACTACGAGAGGACGGAGTGACATGGAAAGAAACGTCGATAAGATCAAGCGCCTGGAGCATGAGCTGGGGCGCTGGCGCAAGAAGGTGGCCGACACGGCCAAGGAGAACGAGAAGCTGCGGGAGGCCCTGGCCCAGGCGGATGTCGGAAACCAGGAGACCCAGGCCCTTGTGGACGCTGTGCTCACCGCTGTGGTGCTGGAGCACGGGGAGCGGGCCATGGACCCGGACGCCCCGGAGATGGCCCTGGGCTGGCGGCTGGCCGTCCCGCGCTTCTCCGTCAAGGAGATGCGGGAGAAGTACGAGATACACGCCCGGCGCGGCGAGGACGGCAAGTACATCCTGGGCGTGATGGAGCGGAGGTCCGACTTATGAGCGTGCGCCGACAGACAGCCAACCGGCTGACCCTGTTTCGCGCCTGCGGCACCTGCGGGAAGCAGATCGTGACCACGGCGGACACCCCTTGGGTGCGTCAGGTGGAGCGGGACGGCAAGCGGCAGGCCACGACATACTTCTGCTCCGAGGGCTGCTTCGCGGCCAGCTATAAGCACATCGGCTGGTTTGACGGCAAGGCCGAGGAGCGCCGGAAGCTGAAAGACCGGAACCGGGACCCGGAGAAGGAGCGGGCGCGGAACCGGGCATACCAGCAGGCCCACCGGGAGGAGCTGCGGGAAAAGGCACGGCTGCGCCGCCTAGCACACCCCGGACAGGCCGCCGCCGACAGCGCCTACGCCCGGCGCAAGCGCAAGCTGATAGCGGAGGAGGCGCAGGCAAATGCTGGATAAGACCCCGCTGGAGATGGCCCTGGAGCGGGAG